CAAAAATAAAAAAGAACTTATCTCAAAAATAGGAGTAAAACAATACCAAGTAATCGCAGATTTAATTGATGATTTAGGTTGGGATTATCAATCAATGACCACAAGTGGCAGAGAAACTTATCAACAATTATGTCTTGCTTTTGGTTGGGAATTTGAATGGGATGAAGACAAATTATGAATAATAAAATTAAACTAGGAAAATGTTATGTCAAAGGACATGGCGATGCAGAAGTAATTGAAGTTGGCAAAAGAAAATCTACAGTCAGAGTCAAATATGTGCATACAGTTTTGGGTTTGCCTTTATCTGGTGTGACTCGTTACAAAATTAAAAACTCAGACATAAATCAATAAGGAGAAAATAATGATACGTGCAATTAAAGAACAGGAAACTGTAGACTACATTACTACAAAATATATTCATTTTGACCAAACAAAAGAATGTACACTTAAAAGAAAAATTAGATCTTTAAATACAGAACTTTTAAAAAGAATAGTAGATGTTTTTGAAATAAGCATAAAGGAAATGGACCTTGGAGTAAAAACTAATCCTATGGCAATTATAAGTTTAGTAAAATTAAAGCATACAACAGACTACATTAAAAAAACAATTAAAAAGAGAGGTAAAAAATGAACGATATTAAATATTGTATATGTAAAATAACGTATGTTCGAGATAGTTTTGAAGAAACAGTAGAGCATGAATATGATAACTTAGAAGATTGTCTAAGAAAATTTGCTTCTATAGTTGAAACAAAAGGAATCGTTTGGCGTATGCATAAAGAATATGTTGTAGATCAAATGGTGACTCACTGCGGCAATATAATTTATGATTGGGAAATGGATTATAATTTTAAAGGCAATGATGATTGTTACATTTCTACTGCCCTTAATAATTGGAAAGAATTTACAGTAAAAAAATTAAACTCAATTTTAAAATGAAAAAACTTAAAATTGGAGATAAAATTATACACACTGAATATGTTTATGATAGGATAACTAAAGGAGAAGTTATACAAATACTTTCATCGCAATTTTTATATCAAGCAAAAGATGGACATATAAGACATTGTATGTTTAAAGAAGATTGGAAACATGAAAACGATTAGCAAACATAAATTAAAAAAATGGTACAGATCAGATCATTTTTTAAATTTTGTAGATTATTTTTATATAGAATATTTAAGAGAAAAACATCTCTACAATGAAGACTTTGAAACTAAAGAAAATTGGTTTAAAAACAATAAAAGTTTAATTTACAAAAAATACAAAGAACATTTAAAAAAGGGAGAAAAATGTTAGATTACGAATCAAAAGATTTAATTTTATTTTGTCGATGCAGAATAGATAACACTACTATTTACGGAACATTTTGCGGTTATAAAAAAGATAAAGTAGTTTTTTTAGATGAGGAAACAAACAAAACGAAACTATATGATAAACATAAAGTAGTTAGAACCTACGAAAAAGAATTTTAATGGCTGTTAAAAAAAAAGAATTAGTAATTAAGCATGTAAAAAAATCTACATCACAAGGTGTTCCGGGCAGATCAAGAAGAGTGAAACACTCTACAAAACATGTTAATAAAAGAAAACCAAAAAGAAGTAAATATAGAGGCCAAGGTAGATGAATGATGATGTAGCATTAGGAAAAATTACACCAGATTATGAGCTTTCAAACAGTTTATTAGCTGCTTCAATGGGAAAAAGCACATGGCAAACACCTAATGAAGTGTTACAAAATTGTCACAAAGCATTAATGGGAGAAAATATTAGAAAAGAATCAACTTTAAGACAAGAAGTTGGCAATGTATTAGAAAAACCACTTATTAGACTGGCACAGACGCGCATAGGACTACTAGATATATATGATGAAGTACATAAACCAGTTAGACATAAAAATGTGCCTCTAAATGGTTCTATTGACGCGATAGGGGTTGCTGATAATATAGTTATTAAGCCAGATATAAAAAAAGGTTTTTATTTACCTGAAAATAAAGAAATAAAACTTAATGGTAAAGGCATTATAGAAATAAAAGTTACTAGTGTATTTCCTGAAACTGTTCCTATAGATAGTCGTGGTGTTTTACAATGTAAAGGTTTAATGGCATGTGCAGAATTTGATTGGGCAGCTTTATGTATAGCCTATGGTACAGATTATCGAATATTTTTTTACAAAAGAGATAAAAAGTGGGAAAAAAATACATTAGTACCACATGTTATAGACTTTAACAAAAGAATTAAAGATTTAGATTACTATAGCCCTTTTAATACTAACGATGCTAATAACTCTTATCCTTTTAGCAGCGATAGAGTTGTTGAGTTACCAGAAGATGCTGAGCAAATTTTAAATCTTTTAGAAACTGCACAAGAAAATATTAAAGATTTAGAAAAAACAGTTGATCGTTATAAAACAACAATAATGAGCATGATGAAAGAAGCAAGTATAGGAAGAGTTAAAGATTATGTTGTTAATTGGAAAACAGTAAGAGTTAAAGAAAAAGAAGAACACACAAAAATAGTACCTGCAAGAGAATCATATACATATAGAAAATTTACAGTAAAAAAAATTACCTAACTAAGTTACTTAGATTTTTTTCCAACTTCTTTACCAATCATGTAACCAATCACAAAAGGTAAGACTAAGACAAAGATACCTAACAACTCCATTTACATTTCCTCAAGTATAAGATTGATGTTGCGTTTGGCTCGATTTGTAACTTGTTTGTAATACTTAGATTGTTTTAATTCTTCTGCAGCAGTTTCATAATCACTTTCATCAACAGCATTTAAAAATTTTTTAAATTTAAGTAGACCTTTAATTCCTAAGTTATAGCACATATCGCAAAGCACTAATCTAACATTAAAATCTTCATATTTCCACATAGGTATATGTTTATCTAATAGTAGAAAAATATCTTCTATGTCATTTTGTAACAACATTTCTGCTTCTGCTTTTTTTAAACCAACTTGCTCAATATTTCTACCATAACCAACACTTAAAAAACCTGCTGGACACTTATAAGATTTTAAATGCAAACCTTCTTCTTTTTTTAACTTAGTTTGTAAAGCTTCTCTTAATTCGTGTGTAACACCGACATCATCTTTCATAATTTGTACATTTGTAAGATTTGCATATTCAACCATGTGTTTAATTTCATCTGTTTCTACTTCAGTTTTTTCTATTTTTTTCTTTGGTTTTAAAAAGCCAAACATTTATTTAGTGTCAGTTTTTTTTAATTTGTCATACGATCTTAAACCAGACATACCTAAAAGTGCCATTAAAATTGCTGACAACTGTGAAAAATCAAATTCTGGCATAACTATATCAATACCATAACTTTTAATCATTACCTCTAAAATTGGTGCTAAACAAAAATGATAAGCTAAAGCAATACCACAAGTCCAACCTACAAAAGGTCTCCAGTTTCTTTGAAAAGGTGAGCCTTTAGCTTCAATTTTGTTGACTTCTATTTGAGCAAGATTTGCTCGATGAAACAAAGTAGCTAATTCATAATCTAATTTTGCCTGTAAGTCTTTATCTTTAACAAACTTACTTATAATATTTGAAGCAGGTTCTATTAATTTATCAATCATAACAAATACTCTTTTTCCATTTTTTTTTCAAACAAAGGTCTATAATTATCTAAACTAATTATAGACATACCGGCTTTAAGGCGTTTTTTATTATATTTTTTAAATGATTTATTTAATTGCTGTTCAGTGTATAAAATCATATAAAAGTTTTTATAACCAGAGACATTAATAAAGAAATTACAATACCAGCAAACCACCAAAGTCTGGTTGAATTAGTTTTTACTAACTCTTCAATTCGATCGAATCTTTGATACGCGTGTTTCCATCTTTCTGCACACACTTGTTCATGTGTGTTTAAAGCATTGGCTACAGAATTAACTGTTGTCCTCGTTGATTTCTTCGTTGTCATCTTTTACTGTTGCTTCAAAAGCTTTAATCATAATATTTTTATAATCATTTAAAACTAAGTAAGTTTCATAAGCTTCTTTTAATTGACTAAGTTGCCTACCAGTAATGTTTAACTTTGCAGCAATATCTGTTTGTGCTTCGTTTAAATCTTCAGCACGATATTCTATTTCGTTAAAAGTTATTACTACTGGTGCTTCGTTTTCTATTTTATCTGTCATCTTTTACTCCTATATTAAAATAAAAATTATACTATTGTTTTTTGTACAGATGTAGGATTTTTTTGTTCCTCAATTTGTTGAGCTAAATTTTCCTCCAATTCAGTCACCGCTTCTTCACCCATAGCTGCAATTACCCATGCTTCTACGTCAGCAGTCGTTACTGATTCAAAGTCAATAAAGTCTTCCAAATCATCTGTATTTAAGTCTTGAGTACCATAACTTGAAGCTGCATAATCTTCACCTTCAGTTTTTGTTACTCGCCAATGCACCATGTAAATCACATCGCTGTGATCTGCTTTAGTAGGGTACACATCTACTGTTTTTACATCCCATTCCATTTTATTTACCTCGTAAGTTATTTATTTGTGTTTGTAAATCTTCTATTATAGCTTGTTGTTCTTGGATTGCTTTGGTTAGTAAAGGTGTCAATTTTGCATAATCCATACTTTGCATATCTTCACCATCTTTTTCTCCGCTTACTAAATATGGCAAAATTTCTTGGATTTCGTGTGCAATAAATCCTGTTATAGTTTCACTTTGATTATCCTTAAAATTAAATTTACTTGGTTTTAATTGCTTGAGTAAAGTAGTTGCGTTCCAATCTGTTATCACATTTTCTTTTAACCTGTAATCAGAGGTAGTATTATAAGATACTGAACTGGTAGTTCCTGTAATAGAACCTATTTGTGCAGCACCACCAGAAGTTTC